CTCGATGATTTCCTCGAAGACACCAATCGGCTCGTCCATGTTGTGCTGCCAGAGCAGCTTGATACCCTTGGCTCCGCGCTTGCTGATCGACTTTGAGAACGCGCCTTCCTCGATCACATCGTTGCCGAGGTCCACGTTGTTGAAGATCGACCCGTAGCCGGTAAAGGTTCCGGTCGCCTCGTCGTCTGCCTTGATCTCGGCAGCGACGTTAAGCATTGCCTTTTCGAGCATCGTATCCTCCGACTTGCCGAACTGGGCATAGCAGACGGCAGCGCGTTGAGCTTGGTCGGGGAAGTCCGCGACCATCGTGTCGTTGCCCATGCAACGCGAGATAAACGAATCCTCTGACTCGTCGGAGCGTGGTTTAGGTAAGGGCATGATCGGAATATACCGCATCCGATAGTTGTGCACAATTGGCAGAGCACATAGATTAGCTTTGACCTATCGGCTTTCGTGTCAATAAGCGACCGATCCACCAGGGGGCGGAACGTCCTCATAGAGTGCCCTCAGATCAGACTCGGTGACCCTTCGATTGTTCTTGATCGCCCGATTGATGATGGCCTCAAAAGTCGAAGCAGTTTCGCTGTCGATAGCGAGACCATAGATTACGAGGTCGTCCAGTTTTCTGAAGTGCTCCTCGTATCGGGTTAGCGCCGCGTCCATTTTCTTGTTTCCGTAGATGACCATTTCCGGCATCATGCTTCGCTCCTTTGCTTCCCATCTCTTCCAGTATTTGATCGAATTTAGCCACCGTCTTGGGCGCGAATTTGGTCAGAATTTTGCGCCATATGTCGCCGTTGTCCCCGCCAGTCAGCGCGACAAAGTTTGCAAATGCCTCGGTGGTATTGCCCTGCGTTATTTCCGTGATCGCTAGATCAGCCCGAGGGAATTTTGCATAGTAAGGCTTTCCGTGCCCGAACCCAGCCTCTTCGTTTGTCACTGCTCCGATAAAGTCAGAAAAGCAGATCCCTTCTCCACTCTTAAAAGCGCCGCTCGTAAATAGCCTGGCAAGGCCATACCTGCCATCAATCGAGCTATCGCCCACAAAGCGCGTCTTGATCGCTGAGACCAAATACTTACGATAAGCGACAAACTCCTCGCCTGTAAGCCCAAGCTGGTCCTTGTCAAATAGACGCCTCAAATCTTCGGCGGTTACGAACTCCTTGCGAAGGTCGCGTTCCATTTGTTGTGGCGTGTATTCATATTGCTCGCCGAGACCGTTATAAACCTCATCGCGTTTTTTCTTCGCTCGTTTTTCATTGCGAATGATCTTTTTGCTATCAGCTACAAGCTGCGCCGCCGCAGTTGATGACGCCCATGTCTGCCAGAGCTGTTGATCTTTAAGTTCGTTCTTCTGGTCCATCCAATGACCGTATTCGTGCCGCCAGACGGTTTTATCATCCTCACCAATCGTTGCAGATTTCTTAGTCTGCATGGCGATTTTTTGAGAATTGCAGAACGCCCTATCAACACCATATTCGACTTCAAGAACCGCAGGAGTCGTTGCTATCGCATCACGGATCGATTTATTAGCCGACCAGTTGTTTTCGTGGAATAACACCTCGTCCTTTGACGCATCGCCCCACCTTTGCTCAACTGGCGCCGGCTGATCGAAATCCTCCGGCACTACATAAGAAGTAACGCATCTACAGTTACAAAGATTGCCAGGGCCACCTCTAGGGTCGCCAGTATACTTCATCCTATAAGTAATGCCGTCATATGGCACCTCGAAGTCTTCCTCCAGCCCGACCTCGATGCCGTTCATCTCAACGTGGTGCGGTCGAGTTCGCGCATCGTTTGCGGAGACCCACCGCTTTCGCATCTCCGGGATGTCGGCCTCTAGCGCGATCTTATGATTCGCGTAGCTTGCAGCGGTGTGCGTTTCCGTCCGGGCGATGAGCCTAGAGCGATAACGCCCGATTGACCCGCCGACCGATTCGCGGATCATCTTCGCAATATCATCTGTCGCAAGCTCTAGCGCGAATGCCTCTAGGATCGCAGCCCGTATCCGCTTAATTGTGGTTTCGCTGACCTGCTGGACATTCTCCGCTCCGACCTCTTCCATGAATGTACGGAACATCCGATCAAAGCGGGTCTCCTCTTTAGGTAAGTTAAGCACCTGAGCTTGCCGCCGGGAGAACTCCTCCAGCACCGTGCGATAGTGCGCCTGAAATATCGGGCTTAAAGTCGGCTCGATTGAATCTAGCAGGATGCGGAGCTGCGCCTCGCTCTCGTAGACTTCCGACGCCTGCTTACCGATCCGTTCAAACTCACGCAGGAGCCGCTTCTCGAATCGCAGCTCCATGCGCTGCCGCATTCGATTCTGCTCGATTAACTCCTGCCGTGCGTTCATCAATCTTCATCATGGTTATCGTCAGAATCGTCGTCCGACTCATCCCGGCGTACGATTTCGTCCCGCTTAGCCTTCGCCCAGCGCTGGCCGGGATCGCCACCCCATAGCCCCCAGGCTACGCGACCGGGCGAGGGATAGCCGTCTTCCCCTGGCCTGAAGCCCTCGGCCTCTTTGTCGATCTCATGCCGCGAGAAATAAGAGTGCATCCGCATGACCGTCCGCTCGGACAAGGCCTGCCGGTTTACAAGCTGGTTCGCTCTAGCAACACCTACAAGCGTACCGCCACGATTACCCTCATCCCTCCAGGCCAGCGCCTTTGCCGCTTCTTCGGCCATCGCTTCAGTGGGCTTCAGGTCTAGTTCCTCGGCCTTGCCTGCTTCGTCGGTCTCGCTTGTCCAAGCGTTGCACACATAATCGAGGCGGATCGGGGCGTCGAACAGTTCGCACCATTCGTCGTCCATATAGGCGCAGTTGGAGCACTTCCGGTAAGACGAGTGCAGCCGGTATGCCTCGGGCAGGTTCTGCGGCACCGGCTCGCCGTTCGGGTAAGTCTCGATGATGCGCTTCCCGTAGGCTACAGCGTGGGCTTTGGTCGGTTCGTCGTTCAGCCCCTCGTCCGATACTTGCCCGAGCGGGAAAAGGTTCGCAGGGATATAGACATCATCGCCGCCATCAATCGGACTAAGCCCCAGCCGGTCGCGTGCTTCGTTCCGCGAGATTATCCCAGCGTTCACCCCGGCAACCACGTTATCAAAGATGCGGCGACGGCGCTCAGAGATCGCAGGGATGCTGTCGATGTCGTAGGCGATGGTCAGGCCTTCCCCGTAGAGCGGAGCGAGCCACTCCGTAAGGTCCGACTCAATCCGGCGCATCAGCGGGATGATTGTCTCTTCGTACAGGGCGAGTCTAGCTTCTGCCACGTTTGCGTAAGTCTGCGAATCCGGCACGCCGACAAGCTGCCCAGGCACGCCAAAGCAAAGCGCGATGTCCCGAGCGGCCATGTTCTTCAGGCTCAGGAAGTCCATGTCCTTCGGGCTTATGCCCATTTCCCGCCAGTCGAAATCACCTTCTAGCAGCAGGGGCCGACCGGCATTCTTTTGCCCGGTGAAGCGAAGTTCGAGGTCGGACAGAAGTTGCTGTCGCTGGCCTTCGCTGAGCTGAATCTGCGCCCCGGTATCGTCCTTCGGTTTGAAGATCAGCGCACCCGACGGTCGCGCACCGTTCGCCAGCAGGCCGACATTGTGCTCTGCGGCCATATTGTGCTGGTCGATGTCGAGCGATGCCGCAGCGATAGGCGACATGCCGTAGAGATCATCTAGCGGGTTGAATAGTGCGAAATGCTTTACCACCGAGGAGCCGTCCATCTCGACCGGGTAACGCTGCTCCGTTCTGCCGTTCAGCTTGTAGTCGTAGGCTTTGGGCACTTCAGTCGTGCTCGGCACGATAGTCACCCGATCCGGGCGGAGCAAGTAAAGCTCGCGAGGTGGTTGCCCATCCGGGCCGACCTGAAGCCCGTAGGAATTCCCCGAGAGCAGCAGATAGGCATACAGGGCTTGGAAGTATTCGACGCCTGCCTTGCGCGGATTCGGCCTCTCAAGCAGGTCAAGCAACGGGTGCGCCTCGATCTGCTGATCGCCTTGGAATAGCTGGAATGGAACCGCTGCCGCGCCGTTAGCGATCTCGTTGATGCACCGGTAGACGATGGCGTTCTGCTGGTAGCCCTCGCGTGCGAACTCAGCATATGAAGTTCGCCGGTTGCCCGATTTCGAGACACCAGAGTAAACGACAACGGGCGCCTGCTTGGTTTTTAGTTTGAAGCGGTCGAAAAAGCCCATCAGGAGATCCTCCAGCCAACCGCCCCGGTGGACGACGATAGATCGGTAAGCGCCCAGACGAGCGCATCAAGCCGGTCGGGGGAATCACCCCCGCCAATATAAGTGCACATTTGATCCTCTAGCGTAGCGAATGCGCCGACGTGCGAGACCTTGGACTGCTCATAGAGCGAGGCAATAGGTTCAGCGCGAGTTAGTTTGCCGCGAGATGCTCGCACGGCACGGTAGGACACGGCCTTGTCTACAATGCGAAGCATACGCTCGACGAGATCGCCGCCGTTGTTGACTTCGGCCACAATACGGTCGGCCTGCTTTTCGCGGTAAAGCCGAACGGCGATATTCGCCCACTCATCGGGCTTGTATCTGCCGCTTTCGTCCTCCAAGACATAATATCGATTGTCCTCACCAAGGCCAGCAACGATGATGCCGGTCTCGTCTGAATCGCCGCCAGAGGTCACGGCAGGGTCAAGCGCAATTACGATGCGCCGCATATCGGGCAGATTTTCGGCTTTTCGCCGTTCGCGGTCAATCAGGCCGTGCGTCCAGAGCGCGCCCTCGACATCCTCCAGAATCTCCGCATATAGCTCCTGACGCCCTAGGCGGGTGCCTTCGTACTTCTCGCGCCACTTATCGAGCACGGTCTGGTCGAGCGCCGTGTTCTCGAAAGTCGAGCCGCCGACGACATAACAGCGCGGGTCTTTTACCAGCGAACGAATGAGCTTCGTCGGCCTCGGGGTCGAGGTCAGGCACAGGCGCGGCTGCTTGCCGAGCCGCAGGCCAAGGTTGAGCTGATCGTATGCGTCTTCGTATCGCCAAGCGGCGACCTCATCACCCCAGGCATAGTGATATTGCGGTCCGCGCATTCGATCGGGTTCGTGCGCGGAAAACCCCATGATCTTGGAGCCGTTCCAGAGCAGAAGTTCTGAAGTCTGTCGGTTGTAGGCTTTGTCGATGCGGCCTTTCCAGAGGCAGACCTGCGGGATCGCTTGGAGGATACCGGACGGCCCCTCAAAGCAAACCCGCCGGAGATCGGCAGCGGTCGGCGCGATGATGCCTCCGATAGTCTCGGGTCGAGTCATAGCCTGGGATGCGATCCAGTTCGCGCCCGCGAGCGTCTTCCCGAAGGATCGGCCAGCATTGATGAACCAGATGCCCCAGTCGCCTTCGCGTGTTCCTTTGCGACCGTTCGGGGCGAGCTGGTTAGGCCGCGCCTTTTCGATCCACTTCAACGACGCTGAGATTGCCGCCGCCTCGCTTTTGCTCGGCGAGTCGAGCAACAATTGCTCTAGCCTCATCAAGCTCTGCTCGGAAATCTCCGACATTACTCCCATTCTCTGTCGACTCCCCGAGCGCCAAGCGCCCGACTTTCTGCGCCGTTGCGAGCGCCATTGCCAACGATGATAACGACGATGACGTAAATATCTTTTTTTCGGACTCCAGCCCTGCGGCCATTTTCTGCCGCTGATGCTGCGCTCCGACCAATAACTGACCGATCTCAGCCTGAATCGCTTTTGCGAGCTTTAGGGAAGATGAATCGAACTCAAGCGAAGCCTTCAGCAATTCCTTCCGCTTTTTCGTATCGATGTCTTCCTTGAGCTTGCGCTCAAAGATCGCCCGTTCCTCATGCCAGCCGTCGGAGGTCGCCTTAGCCGAGATGGTCGAGAACTGCGGGCCGAACCGTTCTTGCAACTCGAAATATGTCGGCCACTTCCGAAAGCCGTTCTCGTCCTCGACGCCCTGAACGTAAGCTGTACGGATCTGTAGCCACAGATCGTCCGGGAAGCGCTTACCCCTTGGCATGTTCTTCCAATATGAGGGAAAAAGTTATCGCAACTGCATTATTCTGACTGCTGCTGATAGCGCGGGCCTCGATGTCGGACTTCTCCGGGATCGCTAATGCCACCCCGAAGTCGAAGGGGATGAACTCGTTCGACAGCGTGACCAAGGCTTTCGTCTGAAACACTTCCCCGAAAGGCCGGACTTTCAGCCGAGCGGTGATGTACTGATTGGCCTGCTCGGTGCCGGTCGAGAGTGTGCCCTGCTGGATGTATGCGGTATAGCCAGCCGGGACGGTATAGATCGCCATCAGCGTCTGGCCTTCAGCAGCAGAGATCCGAGCGTAAGTCGTATCCGGTACGCCGAGGGTTAGCGCCCCCGTACCGATATAGATGTTCCCGGCGTTCGTCCCGCCGCTGCCCGCAGTCGTTACCCGCGCTCGAAATACGCGAATGTATTGTCTGGTCGTGCTGACCGCCGTCTGCCCATTGAGCGTGATCGTTTCGCTGATCTCGCGGTACTCGGCATCTAGCCCAGCGATAGCAACCGTCCGCGCTCCCGTACCCGCCGCAGCATCGTCCGTAGACGACGAGCTGACCGTCATCGTGATCGCAGCAGTCGGGTAGACGTATAGCCCACCCTGGTCCCAGATGCTTTCCTCGGTCGTTCCTACATCCGGGTTAAACCCGAACTTGAACTCCGGCTTGTACCCATAGAGTAACCCCTTAGAGAGCTGGATTCCGGTGAAGCTGTCAATTGGCATGATTCTTTCCCAAGGGTTTCAAACGATTTCAAAAGCATTTCCAGCGATTTCCAGAAGTTTCAAGCCCTTAGTTTAACGCTATAAGCCCCCTTCAATCGATAGCAATATTTTACTTTATCGCTTGACTGAAGTTCTTTACATTACCGTTTTAGTAGTCATTGCGGTTTTGGATGCTCGGTGCATAGGCTGGAGTGGTGAATTTCCGGGTGCTTGTGGGTTTTTTGCAACACCTGTGGATAACTACAGTGGTTTGGTTAGTCAAAGCGACGAGTGTCTTGTGAGTGTTTTTCCTTTCATCTTTGGAGGTGCTTTTTGAAATATCAGGGCTTGGAGCTGTTGAAGTTGATGCGGCAGGGGATGTCTGTTGCGGATGCTTCCTACCAGTTGGATATAGCCAGCAATACGGCTTACGTTCACCTTGCGCGGATTCTTAAAAAGTGTCGCGCGGGATCAATCAAGGCGTTATTAGTTATGACACAAGAGGAGGTTGAGATGCAGGTCTGTGCAGACGCGATCAGGTTGCGGTTAATGCCGTGGCGAGATCATCCGAAGCTGGATCAGATCATTGCGATGGCGAGGCGGCGATGAGGGGCGTTTTGTTTATGGGCTGGCTGCTCGCGGCGTGGCTGACGCATATCGTAGTCTGCTTGCAGGATGCGTCCTGGGGCTTCCTGATCGCCGGAGCGCTGTTCTTTCCTATCGCCTGGATACACGGCACGGGCGTCTGGCTAGGGGCGTGGTGATGGAAGCCAAGGAAAGCGCAGTCGTTGACCCGGATTATTACTGGCGCCCGATTAGCAGTTGCCCCTCCGGAATCAAGGTACAGCTATTGAACCGGGCCGGGATTGGGACGTCCGGGAAGTTGGAGGGCAATAAGGACGAGTGGTTCATCGCCTGGGCACCGATGCCGAAGATCCCGCCCGAGATCAAAGCACTGATTGATAACAGGCATCACACAAATATCGGAAATTTGATTGGAGATTGATATGCAGATCGAAACTCGGATCGCTGGAATTCCTTGCCTCGTAGAGGCGAATGTTTACGTGCAGAGCGGATCGTACTCACGGTGCGCTGCGAGCGATTGGGACTACTACGGCTGGGTCGAGGTCGAGGATATGGTCGTCCTCGACCGGCGTGGTAGGCCTGCGCCGTGGCTGGAGCGCAAGATGACTAATGAAGATATTGTCAGGATCGAGCGCGAACTAATCGAGGAAGCGCAATGACACGCGAAGACATTCTTAGAATGGCGCGACAGGCTTGCCATCCGCATGAAAAAGCAATCTTCGCATCGCCTTGGGGCGACGAGTGGGTGCTTAGGTTTGCTGAGATGTTGCAGCAGTACTCGTCCTACGACGGCATCCACACGTGCCACGACCAATGCCAGCGACCGGCTTGCGTGGCGATCAGGGAGGCGGTGGCAAGGGAGCGAGAGGCGTGTGCTCAGTTGGCAGAGCAGGCTGGAATTGACGGTTACGGCACTCTTGCTGCGGCGGCAATGATCAGAAAACGGGGCCAGTCATGACACGAGATGACATTATCCGAATGGCACACGAAGCGGGTTACAGCCACAAGCTACCGAAGGGCGAGCATGGCCTAGCGCTTAAACGCTTCGCCGCCCTTGTCGCCGCCGCAGAGCGCGAGGCGTGTGCGAAGGTGTGTGATGAGCACTGGCGTTTCAACGGCAGCGCGAGTGAGTGTGCCGACGCAATTAGAGCAAGGGGTGAGAAATGAGCTACACACCGGGTCCGTGGAAGCACAGACCGTCTGTGCATTGCAAGCAATATCGATATGTGCAGATCGGCAAGGACGAGAACTACACGACTTTAGAGCTACTGCCAGACGATGCCCGTCTGATCTCAGCCGCACCTGACTTGTATGAGGCACTGCAAGAGATCGTAGACGCCGCTGATGGTACGGGCTGGGATCAACTCGATGCGACGTTTACACGCGCAAGGGCAGCACTCAAGCAAGCAAGAGGTGAGAGATGACCGACAACATCAAACCATTCATCAAAGCCACTACGCCCGACAACAGCGGCGCCATCGCCATGCTTGAGCAGTGGCTTGAGGATGCCAAGGCCGGTGAGATCGTCACCGTGGGTTTAGTCGGCAAGCGGGTCGGTGGCGAATGGCAGACTGGGTTCAGCAGTTCAAATAACGGACTTGAGGACGCAGCCATGCTGATCGAACTCGGTATCCGGCGTCTGGGCTTTAAGCAGAGGTGAGAGATGAAACCCAAGCACACACGCATCATCGACGGCATTCCGTGCATGACGGTGGCGGAGCATGAAGCAATTGTTGCAAGCCTGAAACGCCAATGGGTCGGGCTGACGGATGAGGAAAGGCGTCAGATTGCGCTTGACGATCCGATTGATTGGGTTGCGGCAATTGAAGCAAAGCTAAAGGAAAAAAATGAGAAGACTTGACTCACCAGATTGTGAATGCGCTAAAGGAACAGGCAGCGAAGTCAAAGAAACGAGGATGGATACACGATACGGATTCGGATGGCGGCGGCGACTATGCCTCGGCTGCGGGCATAGCTTTGGAACATACGAGATTCCTGAAAGCTGTATCGACATCGATCAATTTATACCTATCAACCCAGACGGAAAATTGGAGCGCAAATGACCCACTACTTCACCGTCGTCTATGCGTCACTCCTACGGCAAAACCTAGAGTTCGCCCGCAAGTTGATCTTCGTACCGACAGAGGACGCAAATGCCGACAAAAATCCCGCCTAAGCCCCGCAGGGTGCGAGTCAATACCTCCAACCTACCGATCGTTCTAAAGGCGCTTCTGGAGCGCCCTAGCACGCTCTATGAGCTTATGGATGCCACCGATACTGGACTAGACGGAATGCGGAGCTTTTTGAAGGCGATGCACGAGCACGGTCTAATCTATATCGCTGACTGGAAGTGGGAAGGGCACAACAGCAGCCCGGTCTACGCCTTTGGCCCCGGTGAGGACGTAGAACGGCAGTGGTCGCCGACTGACCGCAAGTTGCTCGCGCTTTTCGCAGGGGACTTGCTGAGCCGAACAGCGGAGGAAGCTGCTAAGGTCTTGGGCATATCTCGGCAGACGGTCACGCGGTCGCTCGCTCGGTTGCACGCTAAGGGCTTCTTGATCATGAACAAGCGGGAGCATTGCAACATCCCCGCATCCTATAGGCGTAACCCGTGCCGCGAATTCCCAGCAGTTGGACCCCACCCGCTGCACTTCGCACTTAAGGAAAGGCCGAAGGTCGCGCCGCAAAGCTGGTTCTCCGCTATCGCTTAACGACAAGGAAACAGAATGAACTTTGAGACCCTGCAAGCCAATGTCCTGCAATGGAGCAAGCACCGGCAGATCATCCCGAACTCAACCGCTCAAGCTCAGTTTATGAAGGCGGTATCCGAGATGGGCGAACTCTCGGATGCGATCATGAAAGGCAGGAAAGGCGAAGCATCGGACGCGCTAGGCGACGTGCTTGTCTGCTTGATCAATACCGCAGCACTGCTAGAGATCGACCTTGTGCAGGCTTTAGCAGGCGCATGGGACGAGATCAAGGACAGGAAGGGGACAATGCTTCCCGGCGGAATCTTTGTGAAAGAAGGCGATGCGCCAAAAGCCTGACAAGGGTTTCGTCGCTGAGCAGGCAAAGCGTATGCGCGAACTGCTACACGAACGCGCTACGCTGTCGCGGGAAGACTTGGAGTATGTCGTCGAGCGTATCGACAAGCTCAAGGACGAACGGCTGAAAGCCTGCATCGCAGAGCTTATAGGTTGGTCGGATGACGATCGCGCCGAGCTAGAGACGTTCGTAGCGATAGCGATCGAGGTGATGAAAGGAACTTCAGTGAGCAAGTTGCGCGAAGCTGCTATGAAGGTAGAGCTTCGGTACTACGCGAAAGCTCATCAAACGATTGACCAGTAGCCTCTAGCGTTGCCTGCTTGCCTGTGAAGTCTTGCCATCGCTTTACGATTACATCGCAATATTTTGGGTCTAGTTCCATAATTCTCCCCAGCCTATTGTGTTTTTCGCAAGCAATTATTGTTGTGCCGCTGCCGCCAAACAGGTCTAACACAACATCGTTTAGCGCACTTCCATCAAGCACAGCCTTTTCCACCAATTCAACAGGCTTCATGGTTGGATGAAGATCGTTTTTTGCTGTTCGCTTGATTCTCCATATATCCATGCCATTTTTGCCGCCATAAAACTTATGATTGTTTACCCATCCATAAAACATTGGTTCATACATACTCATATAATCGCTGTTGCTTAAAGTATGATTTCCTTTATCCCATATAACTAAAGACCGGCACTTAAGGCCAGTTCTTTCCATGCTGGCAAAATATTTATCTATGCCAAGTCGATAAAAAGTAATGTAAAACGCACCATCAACTTTAGCCGTAATTACACTGTTAATGGCATCCAAAAAATTGTTGCCATCTTGCTCTGACATTTTGTCGTTTTTAATACTGCCGTGTTTTGCGTTGAACGATTTGCTGCCGTCCGCATGAATCCCTCCAGTAAAATCCATTAAATAAGGAGGGTCAGTAAATATCATGTTAGCCGTCTCAGGCATCAGTTTGTCCACCGCATCGATGCTGGTGCTATCCCCGCACATCACCCGATGCTTACCCAGCAGCCAGACATCCCCTAGCTTAGTAACCGGCTCCTCTGGCGGTTCTGGCACTTCATCTTCATCGCCTTTGAATTCCGGGATTTCCTCCGGCTCGAATGCTTGCAACTCCTCCTCGGTAAACCCCAGCAGGTCAATATCAAAATCCTCGGCCCGCAGTTGCTCGATCTCCAGTTGCAGAATCTCCTCATCCCACCCGGCATTCAGCGCGAGCTTGTTGTCGGCGATAACGAGAGCGCGGCGCTCCGTCTCCGATAGGTGGTCAAGCACAATCACCGGAACCTGCTTTAGCCCGAGCTGGCGAGCAGCGGACAGGCGACCGTGTCCGGCGACGATGACGCCATCACCGCCGACAAGGATCGGGTTTGTAAACCCGAACGCCTTTATCGACCCGGCGATCTGCGCGATCTGCACGTCCGAGTGGGTGCGTGAGTTACGGGCATACGGGATGAGTTTGTCGAGCGGCCATTGCTCGATGCGGTCTACTATTTTCATGTGACTAGATAGTCCTTTAGTACGATGCCGTTATCGGGATCGCCAACGCGACAGGGGTTGACCCATATCTTACGCCCGGTCGGTAGTGATCGCCAATGCCCGCGTCGGTCGTGCGCCCGTGGGCTGGCGTGCGTGCCGCCCGGGGGTTCTGCGTCTACTAATTGCGCGGCCAATCTCGGCTCGACCTTTAGGACTTTCCACTCGTAGGTCGGTTTTGCTTTCCGCGCTGCCAGCCCGGTGGTTTTCTTGACCCGCGTCAAGCATGATTGCGAGCGATCCTCTAGCCTGGACAGCAGCATATCCAAGATCGCTAAGGACTGGAGGACATCCTTCCGGGGCGGCAAAGATCCGCCTTTAGGCGGGATGATTCGCAAGCCCTCGTCCGTGTTGACGTAAGCGAACGGCAGTAAGGGAACGAGCTTACCAATAACCACCAGCCCGGCTATCGCTACAGTCTCGCCGGTGAACCATGCCCGCACGCAGAACCAGTTGCCCTCGGCATCCGCGCCGGTGATGTTTGTTTGCTCATAAGGGAGGTGACAAAGCCGCTCGGGGTCGACCTCTAGCTCGAAGTCGCGCTCAACATCGCCTAAGTCGAACCAATGCCCGCTCGGGTGGAGGTTGCTGAAAAAACGGATTCTAGGTAACAAAATTGATCTCCTAGTGGTATGCCATTACCCATCACAAAATAATCACGCCTAGCCAGTTTTGGCGCGTTCTGCCCATGCTTTACGGGTGTCGGCCAGCAGCTTATCCGCAGCGGCGTCGCCGCGATGCTTACGCACGAGTGCGATGTATTCGTCCGCTGCGAGCTTTTTGTCCTTCGCGTGATCGATCTTACGCACGAGCCAGTTGACCTCGCAGGTGTGCCGGTACTCCTCGGATTGCCTTTCGTGCTCCGTCATTCTTACAGTCTCGTCCATCGGTCTCTAGGTGGTGGTTTAGGATGTCCGCGAGTCTACGGTCTTCCCGTGCGCCGCGCACCAGTAGCTCCACGGCCTTCTCCGATCCGGGGGACTTCGCCCAGGCCAAGTAATCGAACCCTGTCTTGCTGATCGAGCTGGCAATCTCGGCCTGGATCTGCCGCCCGACTTCCGTGGGTTCGTGCGGCGGCATAGGCAAGGCCGGTCTATGCTCGGGCCGAGAGAACTGCTTGCAGAGCTGAATCCACTGGGCGAGGGACGGCGGCCAATCCGGTGGATCGCGCTGGAGGTGCTCTAGCGCTGCGCGGATCGTGTCCGTATGCTGGGAGCGAAGCTGCGCTTCCCATGCAGCTTTCGCGGCCTCTATGTCGTCCGGCGTTGTGCCGAAGTTAGACAGAACCTTCTGCTTACCCCACAGGACCGAAAAGCGGTCTATCAAGCGCTCGCAATAGCTCATCATCTTCATGCTCCACGTTGACGGTCTTCCGACCGATTGCGTAATCCCACAGATCGTCCTTGCTGTATTCCGTCTTCACCCAATCGGCCTTGAAGCCCTGCCAGCCACGGGCGACACATTCCCGCATCGCCGCGTCCAGCGACCAGCCCGCTTTCTGCGCCTCCCGCCTGATCGTATCCAACACTGTGTCGGTGACCGTCGCCCGCTTGAGCTTTCGGTGCGCGATAAAGTCCGCCCAAGTCTGCTCAGTGACGTCTAGCGGGCGGTCGATTACAGGCGCGCTTGCGCGCTTAGTCTTTTCCTTATTGGTTAATGGTTCATGGTTAGTGGTTAATGGTTTATGGTTGGCATTGGGGGGTGTTAAGGGTGGCGATGGGGGGGCTATAGGGGGGCTATCACTACCCTTTGACCACCTCTTAGCCGCCCCACGTTTTCCGCCATCAGCCATAGCTTGATAGCGTTCGATCTCGGCATCGCATCGCTTGTTGCGCCACCTTGTGACCGATGTTCCATCGACAAGATCGGTTTCCGCAATAAAGAACTCGGAAAGCACCTGAGCGACTTCGGCGGCGTGATCACGAAGCCTGATAGCTCGCGCAATCTGGTCAGGTTGGCCTTCGGGTGGCTTCTGGTGAAGGTAGTAAACATCGATCAGCCTACGATAGGCTAGATCTTCCATCGGCGTTAGGTGCGCGGTATGGGCGTACCAATCGCCTAAATGAAACATGAAGCTATGCACTGCAATCCCCATCGGTGGACAGCCCCAGGGTGAGAATTCCGAGGACGGCCACACTGACGTGTGATGAAACGGGCCTGAGACCGTCCCCGATGGAGACTGCTTACGGCCACCCTTATGCGCTTCTCACGGCGCACGACCACTCTAAAGCGAACCAAGAAGGATGTAAAGCGGTCTTCGCAACAAGCCTGCAAGCGAACAGAAGTTACGGGGGGCGATAAATTTTTACTATCAATAATTTTCTTCGATTAAAAAATTTGTGAGGTTTTTTTGAGTTTTTTTTCGGCTGATCGCAAAAATCGCTTTACAAGCCAAGTAAAGACACTTAAGATGCCTACATCGACAACGCAATTCACTAGGAGCTAATCATGAGCAAGTTCGCAAACCAAATCGGCTACAGCGACGTTACCCCCTTTGAAGTCATCCGCGCTGTTAGCGACAAGACGATCGAGATCCGAGAGATGGACGCCGAGCGCGATCAGTCGGTTGAGTTGAAGTGGGCGGTAGGCGGATTTGCCGGTCACTGCGTCAACCAGCGCGATCAGAAGTGGCACATCACGAGCAACACCGAAAACTGCATCGTTCGTATCCGCCTCGGTAAGAAAGGGTGGAAAGATGCTCACGGCAACCGCTACGAGCTGGCCGATGCGCCGCGCCGCTTTTACGATTACAACTTCTAAGCCAGGACGAAACCCCTTCGGGGGTCCAGGCGTAACGCGCCTGCTGATGAGTCCCAAATCAACTAGGAGAGCAAAATGTACGCAATCAAGACACTCAAGCAAGCCGATAAAATCGCTCGCACCCTTGGTCTGGTCAGAGGAAAGGGGACATACAACGGAGCAGTATTTTGGGTTAAGCCCGGCAGCTCTGAGATCATTACCCGGCATCGCCTCGCCGAACTCGCGGGTATTTGAAATTTACTAATAGCGAGTTATCAATCAACTAGGAGAGCAGCATGTACGAATACAGCACCATGACCAACGACGAGCGAATCCGGTTCGCCATCATCCAGTCCATTCACCGCAACGAAACGATCAAGCTCTACGACATAGACGACATCTCGACCGAGGCGCTTTGCGAGTGCGAAGATTACTGCACCGAGCCTGACGGGTCCGTGCTCTATTGGGGCACGACCGAGGAAGGTTATCAGTGGTCACTGCAACTCTACCCTGGGGACGCAGCATGATCGCCCAGAGCACCGACCGCCCGGTATACGCATCCGACAACGACGCTATCGTGAAGCAAGCGCTCGACATCCTGCGAGCACGAGTAGCCAAGGGACCGCTGATGAACGCCCCGAAAGTCGTCAGCGAGTATTGCATCCTGCGGGCCGGGGCAAGGCCCGATCAAGCGCGGGAAGTGTTCTCGGTCCTCTGGCTCGATAGTCAGAACCGGCTTATCCTCGCCGAGGATATGTTCACCGGCACGCTTACCCAGACCAGCGTCTATCCGCGCGAGATCGTACGTCGTGCGCTAGCGGTAGATGCCGCCGCAGTGATCCTTACGCACAATCATCCATCCGGCACGACCGAACCATCGCAGGCGGACATAAAGCTAACGGAGCACCTAAAGACCGCGCTTGCGATAGTAGACGTCAAAGTGCTTGACCATATCGTAACCGCAGGCGGCGACGCCTTATCAATGGCCGAACGCGGCCTAATCTGAGGAGTAAACCATGATCAAGCTGATGAAACATTATGCGACCAACGGGAAAATTAAAGCGCGGTGCTGGTATCACCGCTCGCCGATCAAAGATCGAGATTGCGTCACTATTTATGCCAAGGACTACACACGAGAGTTCGATGAAATCTTCCAAAACACCGAGAACGACAGTGACAGCATGACGGATTACTTTGAGAAATCACGCTTTCGCATCTACCCGGATAGCCCATTGTGGGAGCAAGCCGTCGCAAGGAGCGAACGATGAAACCCTGGATCAACGCAAAAGACATCGCAACGGCTATGCAAGCGCTAGACTGGGTGATGCACCACTGGCACGAGCACGACGAGCTGACCAAGATCAAGATCGGAGACTTGGTGGACGCTCGCATAAATTTCCGCGTCGCATTACAGTGGTCGCGCATAGCGGTGGAGGAAGCGAGCAATGAGCCAAAATGAGCAAATCCTAGACTGGCTCGCCAAGCGGCCTATCGACCAGCAGACAGCGATCGCGCAGTTCCGATGCTATCGTTTAGCCGCTCGTATCCGCGACCTACGCGATGCAGGCCACCAGATTCACACGGTTATGGTGCGCGATGGCCGCACGGCTCATGCCCGCTACTATTTGCTCAGGAGGAAAGCATGACAAAAGAAGCAATGATCCGCGCGACAGTTGCACGGCTGCGGCACGACTTGAGCGACCTATTGCGGTTCGTCAAAGAGGATGAATTGCCGGAGGAAGTCTTGCAGATTCGTGATCTGATCAAACAATGGCAAGCCAAGGATAAATTATGCTGAGGAAATGGAAGCCTGGAGCTGATGTCATGGCGACCTGGAAAGCGCAGCGAATCAACTATGAAACAGGAGAAGTAGGTGAAAACGTCCAAGGCGAAAACTGGCGACCCCCAAGTGAATACCGCACCGATTACCATTTCGGGCAGGCTCATGATCGGGGAACGGGTGCGGATGCCGACCGGCAGGATCGGAATCTATAAAGGCGGCGAGCACATTGGAACCCAGGACGAACAGCATGAGTTCGCTCTAGTGGACGGTTCCGGGCTTTGCCTATCGCGCCGGAACCTCGGTCTTGCGGTCAGGGAGTAAGCGCTGCGAGACCCTTCTCGTACCAC